ATACTGCTGCTTGGTCATAAGTTTCAACTGCACCACCTGCTAATGTGCGAAGTGAGTTAAGAACTTCTTGGTCAATCTCAGCAGTAATTTCTTGTGCTAAAGCAGCCATGATTTCAGCTTCAACATCAATACCATGTTGTGACTGAGCATCTTGAGCAGCTTCGAAGGTCCAACGTGCGCTTAGTTTGCGTGTTTTTGCTTCTACAGTCTGTTTCAAGATCTGGATACTTAGACGGTTACCTGCTGAACCTTCTAGTGATGCTGTTGGCGCAGGTGCGTTTGTACCGTCACCTGAATATGCTTCAGCAATTTTGAATGGGCTTAGAGCCTCTTCACCAGCTACTGCACCTGAAGCGCCTGTACCTGCTGTGTCCGAATAACGAACACGTAGTGTGTGGATCTGACCCACTGGACCAGTCATTGGCTGTACGCCGACTAGTTCGTTTGCGATGACTGTTGGCATTACACGACGAATAACTGGTAAAATAACTCTGTTAAGAGTTGCGACATTACCGGCAGAAGTAGCACCAGCTGTTGCAGTTTCACTCAAATACCTACGGGTATTTTCAAGTGTTGCTGCCATAACTGACTTTTTGTTGCCTTGTAGGCCTTCAAGAAGTGCTGTCTTCGTGTCCTGCCAGCGACTTTCGAGTAGTTCTGACATTATTATCTCCTTATTATAATCCAGCTAGACGACGAATGTCTAATACATTTCCGTCATCTACCTTACTACTAACGTTAGTTTGTGAATTTGTTTCACGGTTGCCTGTAACTTCTTTTGCCTCTGATAATTTTGCCTTCTGCTTTGCTGGAGTTTTACTGTCGATAACCGATGGTAAGTACTTGTCGAAAGATTTTTGTAATCTATCAGTTTGTACTGATTCCAGTAAGTCTGTCATGATTTCTTTCTGATCGTTTGCTAGTGGAGCAACGAGATCATTTAAAATCTTGTTTCTGCGTACAGATTCTTCAAGATGCTTTTTCTCTGCATCTTTTGTTTCTGCGATAGTCTTTGCTTTTGCTGCAAATGCTTTTGCTTCTGCTAGTTGCTTATCTTTAGCAGCTAACACTTTCATGAGTTTTGTAGTCTCACCTTGTTCATTTAGGTGTGAATGCATATACTCATTTGCAAATGCTTCAAAAATCTTACGACCAAAGTCGTTAGAGCGTGCTGTATCAATATCTTCTTTAAGAGCTGAAATCTCTTTATTAAGAGTTTTGCTAACTGTTTCAGATACAATATTAGCACTTTTTGCAATAAAGTCTGATTTGACTTTTGCAACATGACTTTTAGCTTCACGTACTAAGCGTACTTTTGTTTCAGCTAAGTCTTTTTTATCTTCGTTAAATTCGGCAATTTCATTTGCCAGAGCTTCTACAACAAACTCTTCTAGCTTGGCATATGATTCAGCCATTGCTTTCTTGTCTGCACGTAGTTCATGAATTTCTGTTTGTAGTTGTTCTACTACAAAACCTTTTAAAAGATCAGCGTTTTCACGCATTTTAATTGCATATTTTGCTTTTGCCTCAGCAAGACCTTTACGATCTTCTGCAAACTCTGCAATTTCTTCTGCTAGGCGCTCTGAAAGCATTGTGTCAATTGCTTCTACCATTGTGCTTTTGTCATGCTCATACTTCTTTGCGAATTCTTCGCGAAGATCAGCAGTCGCAGCACGGCGATTTTCAGCAATCTTGCTTTCCCAAGCCTCTTCAATTTGTGCTCTGATCTCTTCTGAAACTACATCGTTTTCGAAAAGTGTTTTCAGTGCATCTATCATTACTTTCTCCTGTTTCATTGGAGTTTGTTGATTATATTAATCAACGATTCCTTTAGATACTTTTGTGCCTTTGGGTCTTCTTTAGTTGCCTGTGCTATTTCGTATGCCTTCATTCCACCACGTGCATTCATAAGTGTTTCATAAATTGGTGTAGGATATGCACCGGGGGCGCTAGGCTGAGCCACAACGTCCACGGTAATTATTTCAAAGTCAGAAACGGTATTACTGCCGTCTTCTGAAACATTTCCGCTACCACGCGATGAAACGCCTAGTTTAACTCCGTTTTCCAACATTGTTTTAACTAAGCCTCCCATCGGGGTAGGTAGTATTTTTAGTTTTCCATAACCGTTTGCACCGTCCATCCACATATCTGTAATCATGTGTGACACACGGTCCAAGTTAATATTAAGGCCTTCTGGATGATCAACCTCTCCGAGAACACTAAATCCGTTCTTACATTGATCATTGAGAGTTTTGACAGCCCTGCCTATTTCATTTACAGGATACACTCGCTGATTAGCGTTGCGAACGTCACCTTGAATACAAATACCTTTCATGTAAAGATCTTTGCCTTCGTTAGCGTTCTCAAGCACAATTTGTGCTTGATCAAATGTCAAATGCTCTCGTAAGTTTTTCATTCAGCTTTCCTTATTAGCTTCCAATTGGGCTATTTGCAGCTGGTTTTTCAGCAGCTTTGCCTTTCTTTTCGGCTCCGTGTCCTGGTTCGTTTTTCATGCCTTTTTTCGCACTCATGCCGCCTGGCTTATTTCTATTACCAGCGTCATCGTCTTTAGCATTTAAATCACCAAGTCCTGCATGATCACCTGCTTCGTTATCTTTACCTTGGTTAAGATTGCTAGCTGTTCCGCCCATGTCGTTTTTACTAGCTACAGTTGATTTTGCATTAGCGCCGTTGTCACCGCCAATTTTAGCAGCATCTAAGCCACCGCCATTAACTTTTTCAACGTACTCGCGCATTTGTTCGCCAGCTGTTTTTTCTGATTCATCAGTTTCTTCTTCTGATTCTTCAACTTCTTCATCTGATGCTTCAAAAGCAAATGCTTCGTCTTTTTCTTCGTCGTCGTCTGCGTCCATATCCATGTCGCCTTCGTCGTCGCCTGCATCATCACCGGCCATCATTTTTTCAAATTCTGCTTTTAGGTCGTCTAGCGCATCTTCTAGGTCTTCAACACGATCTTCAACATCGCCTTCTTCACCTTCGTCTTCATCGCCTTCTTCACCTTCGTCGTCCATGCCTAGGTCTGCCATCATGTCGTCAGTTGGATCGCCGCCCATGTCTGCCATTGGGTCTGCTTCTACTTCAAACTCATCTAAGTCAAAGCCTTCTTCAACTTCTTCGTCTGACTCATCAACTTCTTCGTCTGTTGCTTCGTCTAGGTCATCTTCTGATTCATCAACTTCTTCGTCTGATGCTTCATCTACTGCTTCATCAGTTTCTTCTTCGACTTCTTCGTCTTCTAGAAGTGATTCATAAATATCTCTTGATTTTTCTACCACAATCTCGTGGAACAATGCTTCTGCTGCTTCTTTATCTTCATTGACAAGTAGCTCAAGCATTTCTTCGAACTTATTACGATCCGCCATTTTTAACTCCTATAAATGTTTAATATGTACAGAAGATTTCCTCTGTACGGGGCTGTCATAATATATTTACTCTTTTAACAGAAAAGTACGTAGAAATAGGCCAAAAACTGGCCACTTTTAATTTTTTTACTCGTTATCTTCGATAATTTTCAAAAATTGTTTAATATTCATATGCTCTACGTTCGAATATTTAGCAAAATCTTTTGGAATATAGCATGTATCACTAACAACTCTAACATAATTTATTTTAGGGTTTGATGTTATTACACTTTGTGTTTGTCTCATCCAGTTGCCAAAAAACGTTGCAGTGTCTGTAGATTTTTTGTAATTGTGAGTATCGGCGTACATATTATTAAATTTAGTACCTTCGGCTAATCCTCTATAATCAAATCCTAAAATATAAATTGTTTCGTATGCATGTTCCGATGCTAACCAAAGAGCAGTAGGACCACTACTCCAGCCTTTACTAGGATTAAAATAGTTAAAATCTTTAAACCGCATATATGCTTTGTTAGGATTTGTCCAGACTTCGTGTTTCTTTTGCCAACCTGTTTTATTAATTTCTATTATCATTTTAGTATCAACGGCTACTAAGTAATCAGGCTCATATTGTCTATAAAGAGCATTACATCCATAAACCTTTCCTTTGGCCTTTAAGTCATTGACTGGAATTGGTTTTCTACTTGTACCGTTGCCGAGAACAAAAGCAACTTTGCCTTTTTGTCTAGCCAGGTCATAATCTTTTTGTTCTAAGATTACTTTTTTATTTTCATCGTAGATACGCTGGTTTTCTTCAGCTTCTTTTTTTAATTTTTGTTGGGTTTTTTCTTTTCTGCGCTGTTCCTGTAGCAAACGGAACTGTCGCTTAGAATACTCAGACTTATTAATTTTAGGCATTAAA